TGTTTTTTAAATATTCCTGCCATTGAGTAGGAAATCTTTGTAAATCCTCTGGTCTTGCAGGCCCTTCCCAAATATCCCTTACACCAGGATTTGAAATGCGACAAAAATCTTTCATTTGTCCGTTTAATTCTCTTTCAAAAAATACTGCTTTGGTCATTCAATACTCCAATAAAAAGGGTAGAGTTTCCCCTACCCTTATAAGTTTTACAGAGGAAACATACAGATAATTTCTTTATCTGAAATATCGCCTGCTATTGCACAAACATTATCCGTAACATCTGCTGATACATCTAAAGTGCCGTCTGCTGACCCTGTAGGTGTAAGCGGATCACCATCTGCACCTGCTGTCAATGCTATCGTCAAAGTGGCTGCTCCAGAAACCTGAAACCAACCATATTGTCCATCTGTCATTACAGCTTGGATAACTCCTGCACCTACCTCTACTGAGTCAGATAAATCAGAAGTAACCTTAAATGTTTTATATCCGTCTAATGTGTAATAATATGCAACCTCACCTGCTACTGCGGCAGTGCCTGCAGAGCCTGTGTCATATTGTAGATACTTATAGATTCGCGTTCCATTTGTATCATCAATGATTGCACCCAATTGTCCTAGCTGAAATTCAGGGGTATCGTGAACCTCAGTTGGGGTAATCCCCATTACTGCTGCTAATGTCATAACAACTTCCTTTCTTTTAAGTTATGTATGAATAACGCCCTGTAAGGCTCTATTACTACAAGTTAAATTACCACTCCAAAACATAGGAGTAACCATTGCGTCTTGGTTCACTGACATCTTAGCTTCACCTGGCACAAAATCCCTTCCTTCAGCTACCTCTAATCTTAGGTAATCTGTATTTAAAAAGTACAT